CTAAAGCTAAGAGGGCTGATCCTAATTCTGCTTACAATACTCCTGAGTACAAAAAGAAACAGAGTGCATCTATGAAAGCTAAGAGGGCTGATCCTAATTCTACTTACAATACTCCTGAGTACAAAAAGAAATGGAGTGCATCTATGAAAGCTCAGAGGGCTGATCCTAATTCTACTTTCAATTCTCCTGAGTACAAAAAGAAAGTGAGTGCAGCCAATTCTAAAGGTCCCTACAGAATTACCTTTGACACTGGTAAAGAAATTATCATTGACAATTTTACTGACTGGGCAAAGAGTAACGGGTATAGTCAAAGTGCTCTCTCAAACTTGTTAAGGGAAAAGCCTGTGTTTGATAAAAGACGTGATAACCCTTATAAAAGGACTAAACACAAGGACATAGTAAAGGTAGAAAGAATAGGAGAAAATCCCAGTGACATGGGGGAATAGTTATGAAGGCTCCTCTTTTGCCATTGAGTCTGTACTGGATGAGGGAGTTCACGATTACCATTCACCGGAGAGGGTACTATTTTTGTGCGTCATTCTTCAGCAACTGCTTGACGCAACTAAGCCACTACACCCCGGTGATAGTACCTACACTTCTGTCAACAGGGAGAGAGCTAGGTCTTGGCTAACCACAGACGTAGGCGTAACAGCGGAGGACAAGGAAGAGATTTGTTTTCTTGCAGGAATTGAACCAGAAGCCTTGACAACCTACGCAAGAAAGGTTATAGATACAAAAGAAGTTCCGTTTATACGCAAGAGAATCAATGCAATACTACATGAACCTATCACAGTGGTTGAAGAGAAAGAGGAGACGGTAGCACATGACAAAGAAAGCAACAGAAGGACAGGTGGGTGGTACTCACTATAGAGAATGTAAAATTCAACCTGTTCAATATATTCACGCCAACAAGCTTGGATTCCTAGAGGGAAACATAGTAAAATATATTACCCGCCACCGTACCAAGGGAGAAGGTGCCTTGGATATTCTTAAAGTAAAACACTATGCAGACTTGATCCTTCAGCTTGAGTATGATATGAACACAGAAGAAGACGCTGTTCTTCTTTCACAAGAGGTACATTCAACATGGACCCCAGACTCTATTTGACAGAAGAATTTATTATGTTTGACGGTGAGCCTGTTGCCAAGGTATGGGACGGGGCAGATGAAATATTAGTTAAGAAGTTTGAATACTTCTTACAGGACCTAGAGGAGATCATTGATGAACATGGCCCAGACTCAGCAGATGCTTAATAATCAGATTACCCTACCCAGTAACTACCAAAGCTTTATTCATATGTCTCGCTACTCCAGATGGCTGGAGGAAGAGGGGCGTAGAGAAACGTGGGAAGAAACCATTGACAGGTACCTCTCCTTTATGGAGAAGCATTTGAAAGAGAACTTCTCCTACTCTCTCTTTGGCGCAGAGTTATCTTTCATCCGGAGGGGTATGCTAAACCTAGAAGTACTAGGTTCCATGAGAGCACTGATGACAGCTGGCCCTGCGCTGGAGCGTGAGCACGTCTCAGGGTACAACTGTTCTTATCTCCCTGTTGATTCTCCCCGTTCCTTTGACGAGTGCCTGTACATTCTGATGAACGGCACAGGGGTTGGGTTCTCTGTTGAGCGACAGTACATCAACAGTCTTCCCACCATACCTGATCAATACTTTGAGAACACAGACGATGTTATCTCTGTCACTGACTCAAAGGAAGGGTGGGCCAGAGGACTACGTGATCTTATCTCTCTCCTGTACACCAACCGTATACCAAAGATAGACACCAGTAAGATACGTCCTGCTGGTGCAAGGCTCAAGGTCTTTGGAGGGAGGGCTTCTGGTCCTGCACCTTTGGAAGAACTGTTTGACTTCACCATCCAGACGTTTAGAAAAGCCAAGGGTAGAAAGCTTACCTCTATAGAGTGCCATGATATCATGTGCAAGGTGGGCCAAGTGGTGGTGGTAGGCGGTGTCCGTAGGTCTGCCTTGATCTCACTCTCTAACCTCACTGATGAGCGTATGCGTATGGCTAAGTCAGGTGACTGGTGGGTGGACAACCAACAGCGCGCCCTCTCCAACAACTCTGTATGCTACACAGAGCGCCCTGACATGGGTATCTTTATGAAGGAATGGCTCTCCCTCTACGAGAGCAAGAGCGGTGAACGAGGTATCTTTAACCGTGCCTCTGCACAGGTGAAGGCAGCTGCCAACGGTAGGCGTGACGGCTACATAGAGTTTGGTACCAACCCCTGTTGTGAAATTATCCTCAGACCTTACCAGTTCTGTAACCTGTCAGAGGTTATCTGTAGGGCAGACGATACCATAATGACGCTGAAGCACAAGATCAAGCTGGCCACTATGCTGGGCACGTTCCAGTCTACGCTGACAGACTTTGGGTACCTGCGTAAGCGTTGGAAGGATACCACAGAGGAGGAGAGACTACTGGGTGTATCTCTGACAGGTATCATGGACTGCCCCGCTGTGTACGATGCTTCTCCCGAGGCTCTTCAACAACTGAGAGATGTGGCTATTAAGACTAACAAGAGAATGGCAGAGAAGCTAGGCATCAACCAGAGCACCGCTGTCACCTGTGTCAAACCTTCCGGCACTGTGTCTCAGCTGGTGGACGCTGCCTCTGGTATCCATGCAAGGCACAACCCTTACTATGTCAGGACAGTCAGAGGAGATAACAAGGACCCCCTGACCATGTTCCTGAAGGACAAAGGTGTACCATCAGAGCCTGACTTCACAGCGCCTGACAATGTAACTGTGTTCTCTTTCCCTATGAAGAGTCCAGAGGGTGCCATCTGCAGGTATGACATGGGAGCACTGGAACAGCTAGAACTCTGGCTCAAGATTGCAGACAACTACTGTGAGCACAAGCCCTCTGTCACCATCTCTGTCAAGGAACATGAGTGGCTAGAGGTAGGGGCATGGTGCTGGGAACACTTTGATTCTCTCTCTGGTATATCCTTCCTCCCCTTCTCTGATCACTCTTATAAGCAAGCCCCTTACCAAGACATAGACAAGGAAGAGTTTAAAGACTTGACAGAGAAGATGCCACCTGCTATAGACTGGTACGAGTTACAAGACTATGAGAAGGAGGACACCACCACTGGATCACAAGAGCTTGCCTGTGCAGGTGGAGTGTGTGAGATAGTAGACATAGGGGTATAGGGTACATGACATATACAATTGACATGAGCGAAGAGATGGCAGAGAGAATTACCTCTGCTGTCTTGAGGCAGATCAGGAAAGAGACTGCTTCCGGTGGAGTGATGGAAGCCTGTGCCATTGTTCTTACTCATCTTGAACCTCTTAACAAAGCTATTCTTACGAAAGAGTTTGATGAATGTTTAAACGATTACACTGAAGAGTTTAAAGACTCAGGTTTTACAGATGACTTTGGAGTATCCATGGAATGAAAGGTAAAATCCCAAGGTACCTAGGAGGTACACCTACAGAGGGTAAAAGTTTCAAAGAATATGTCAGAGGTGTTATGGACAAAATAATGCTTTTCTTTTTAAAGCTCTACTAGAAGGAATTATTTTAAATGGAAGTTACACTGATAGACCACATGGGCACTGACCTGACAGTGGTCAACGCTGCCAGAGTTTCCTTCTCCAAGGAATCTGAATGGGAGAGCATCACTCCTGCTGGTCCTGTTAGTAACCTGCTAAAAGAATCAGACGAGAAGCTTATCAAGTACCTTGCCAAGCACAATCACTGGACTCCCTTTGGCCACTGCTCTGTCTCCTTCAGGATCAAGGCACCCGTCTTTGTGGCCAGACAACTGGGTAAACATCAGGTGGGTCTGGTATGGAACGAGGTGAGCAGGAGGTACGTGGACTATGAGCCAGAGTTCTACTACCCTGAGTACTGGAGAGGTAGGCCCTCTGATAAGAAGCAGGGAAGTTCTGAAGAGGAGATTGATATTAATCCTACAGGTTCCTCTGGCCCTGCCATGGTAGATGAGTACCACCATGCCATGAAAAAATGTTTATGGACTTATAGACATTTACTAAGGAAGGGGGTAGCACCGGAGATGGCACGTATGGTGCTACCCCAGAGCATGTTGACTGAGTGGTACTGGACAGGTAGTCTCATAGCATTTAGTAGAGTGTGCTCTCTTAGGATTAAAGAAGATGTACAAGAGGAGACCAGAGACATTGCATCTCTGATAGATGTAGAATGCTCACATCTTTTCCCTGTGTCTTGGGAACAACTGATGAAGCTTCCGTAGCTCAACTGGATAGAGCAACAGACTTCTAATCTGTAGGTTGCAGGTTCGAGTCCTGCCGGGAGCGCCAACTTTAAGNGTTGANTTTATTAAGAAAGTATGTTATACTAGCCACCGAGGTGCCGTTCTTGGGCCTCTTAGAACTCGCTGAAAAGGAGTATAGACTATGATAGCAAAATGGAATAGAGATAGAATGTTAGGAATGGGTGAGCTAGTACAAGCCATGACTAACATAGCATACGAAGACAATTCTTACCCACCTCACAACATTAACGAGGATAATAAAAACTATACAATTGAACTTGCTCTTGCAGGATGGGAAAGTAAAAACATTTCTGTCTCTGTAGAAAATTCTAAGCTTACCATAACAGGTAGGTGGAGTGCCGCCAAACCTGACAGCATGTACCACCAAGGTATCTCATCTAAAAATTTTAGTAAAGGTTTTATTCTTTCTCCTCACCATACAGTGGAGAGTGCTTCACTAAAGAATGGCCTACTGGTTATTGAAATTAAGCACGTCTTACCTGAAGAACTAAAACCAAAGAACATTCCTATAAAAGAACTTTAGTTACAAAGCTCATCCCATGTTTCATTATGGGTGAGAATAGTTCTAGCTGTGGTTGGCGTGAGCCTGTCTTCTTTTTCTATAAGGATAGGCTTCACCCAGCTACAGTTATTCTGACTTGCCCCAACGCTTACGCAGCTGCTCATTGACAGTGTCATTAGTAATACGATCCAGCCTTCTTTCAACTTCATTGGCTCTCTCCACCATCTTTGATTCATTCTCTAGTACATCCACCTGTGCAGATTTCTTCCCTGCCCTGTAGGCAAAGAGCATAGGCAATAGCTTACCCAGAAATCCTATTACATTTCCTATGATGGAGAGCACTGGCTCAGACCTTAGTCAGTTGGGTGAGGACCATCAAGAGGGTGTTCATTTTTTGGTTTCATCTACCTTTTCCACTGTACCTTTTACCATCTCTACTTTTATTTTCTCAGGTACAACAGCACCGCTTTGCTTGGCCTTCCCAAAGGTAAGCGAAGCCCACTCTACTACCTTATAAATCTTACCTAGCACAGTGTCAGGATCAGGAGTCTTGGTACCTGCTACAATTAAAGAGGCAACCACTACAACGCCCATCACTGCTTCAATAATCTCAGCTTGGTTATTTAAAATAGCTTCAATCATCTTCTGTTATCTCCTCTGTAAAACCCTCTGCTCCTGTAAGTACCTGATACTTTATATACTCTAGAACAAAAACTAAAGACGTAGACCTTATGTTACCTGCCATAATATCTTCTACTAATTCACCGTCTTTGAACAGGAGCGTAAGAGCGCCATCGATTTCTTCATCGTCTAATCTTTGCTGCATCAGCTTAACACATTTGGCTAAATGCTGCAACGCTTGTTCCTTACCTACAGCGTTAAGCGTACCATCGTTGTTAATCATTGTAGAATTTGTAAAATTAATTACATCCCCCATGAAGAATACCCTTTCATCTCAGCTGGTTTCTCTATCTCCCAGAGCTTTGCGCCCATACCCTTACCCTTGAACTGAAGGATCAGGTCCATCTCGTTGGCAGTTTGAAACAGTTTCTCTAGGTCTTGCCCACCTGCCAGTAGTTCTCCCGTAGTCCAATAGTTCTCGTCTCCCACAGATACATTGAGAAACTTAGGCTTACCCTCTTCGTCCATTCCCTTCTGTAATTCTTCACTAGGTTCTCCTGCTAGACT